CGTAGTGGTCGGCGTCCTTCACGCGCGCCTCGTCGACCTCTTGGCCTGGCCGGACGAAGACGACGCCTCCGAGGTTGCCGGTCTCGTTGATGTGGTCGTACCAGGTGACCTCACCCTTCTTGAGGTTCTCTCCGCCGAATCGCAGCTTGCCCATGGCTTCTCCCTATGTGAGTGAATCGAGCCCCACGAATTGCTCGAGACGAACGCGCGCGACGACCTCGGCCCACGGAGCGTCTGGAAGCGCCCCGCAGTCACCGGGCGATACCGACAGCAGCGACCACGCGTGGACTTCCTCGCCGAGGGTCGGAAAGGACAGGACGAGCTGCTTGCAGTCGTCGGAAAGTTTCCGAGCGTCGCGGCGCGCGGAGCTGTTGAACTTGTCCGCCCACGTTTCGGGGACGTAGAACAGCACCGCGACGTCCCACGTCGCGTGGAGCCCGTCCTCGAGATCCTCTCCGGCGCGCTCGAGGTCTTCGTCGAGCTCGGCGATGCACGCGTAGGGCAGTTTCGCCTGGACGTGGTCGTCGTCCGGATTGATCACGGCATCGAACACGCGACTCTCTAGATTCATCCGGAACCCTTCGGTTCCGTCGATCGTCTTCAGCGCGGCGATCAGCGCGTCCATCGCGGCGAGCTTGCTAGCCATGGCGGCCGCCTCGACGGGTGCGAGAATCTGGAGTTTGTCGACGAGCCAAGCCCCGCCGATGCCGATGGATCCTGGAGGGAGCGACGTCGGCGCCGGCGCGTTGATCTTGATCGCGATCGCCGCGTTGACCGGGATGTGGACGACCGTCTGCCACAGCTTCCAGCCGATGCCGAGCGGCGCCGTCAGCGTGTAGGTCGTAACCGTAGCGCCGTCGGTGATCGAGAGATTCAGCATGATCGAGGATGCGTTGTCCCCGTTCGTGTAGACCGCGATCGTTTGCGGAACCCCAGGCTCGACGGGATACGCCGGGGAGACCCAGGTCGAAGATGTCTGCGTCGGAGGCGGCGTCGTGCGCCGTCGCGCGAACAGATAGAGAGAGTTCACCCCGTCGTATGCGCCGTAATTCGACGTGATCGCAGCGTCGCCCGTCAGAGTTCCCGTGGGCTCGCCCGCCTCCCAGGAGGTGATCATGCACGGGCGCCTCCCGCAGCCTGGATGTCCGAGAGCTTCGGGAGCCGTCCCGTGCGCGCGAGGAACTCGAGCGAGCGAAGGGCGCCGTCGCGGAGCTCTGGGTTCGCGGCCTTCGCGCTGTCGCGGAGGTACCAGCGGGCCTGGATGTTCATCCGCATCGCGTGACCACTGACGAAGATCGTCGCGGAGCGCTCCAGAGCCTTCTGAGCTTTCGTGATACGCGCCCGACGAGACGCGGCCCGCGTCCGTATGTCGACCGCGAGAATGCGTCCGAGGCGGCGGCGGCGATGCGATCGAACGGCCACGAGTTCGTGGAACCCCTGCTCGTGCGCCTTCCCGTATCCGAGGCTCGTGCCGATCGTCCCGACGACAGACGAGGCGCTCTCGATCCGTGGGGGCGCCTCACTCGGCGAGTGCTCCACGTCGCGCTGGAGCGTCCCGGTGCGCCGGCGGAGCTTCTGCCCGGAGAGCTGGCGCAGCACCGCGTACCGCACTGCGTACGCCACGGCGCCTCGCATTGCCACGAGCATCGCCGCCGGGAGCTGCGACGACATGAGCGTCAGCCGCTTCTCCAATTCCTCGACCGAGAGGACGACGCTCTCGGTCATCGGAGCGTCCAGTATTCGAGGCACTCCTCGACCCACTTCGCCCATTCCGGATCGAACGAGGTGCTACCGCCCTGTGACGCCGATCGCGACGACTTGTTCATGCGCGTCGGGGTCTTGGAGATGTCCCAGCCGAGATAGGTGCAGCAGCGGATCAGGTCGACTGGGTATGGCGCTGCGAAGCCACCGGTCCACGTCACGACGATGTTGTTCGTTCCTAGGGCCCACGCCACGCCCTGACGGATCAGGCGCGGCAACCCAGGGAGCGCTCCGTTCCTCTCTCCGGCGTCGACCAGGACCTGCGCGCTCGCGGAGTACGACGACGCCACAGTCAGTGCGACGCCGTTCTCCGTGACTGTCGGCGCGACGGTCAAGTCGATCGGCGCATGCGCCGCCGAGAGCCTCAGAATCTCCCCGCTCGCCCCATCCGCGCGCGAGCCGTGGCGCGTTTCCGTGATCGCCTTTCGCTCGAAGTCCCGCCCGGTCCTGCGGATCATGTTCAGCGTCGCCGCCTGCATGCACAGCTCGATGTCCTCGGGGGCGGTCCCTCCCCCGATATCGACCCACTTCGAAAGGTCGGCGGACGTGGCGAGTTGGAATCCGGCCATCGGTCAGACCGCGGTGAATCCAGCCTGAGCGAGCGCCGCGGCGGTGACGGGATCGACGTAGACGATGCCGTCGTCGTCGACCTTGCCCTCGAGCTCGCCCACCGCGAACGCGTGGACGCCTTCGGGTGCGCGGAGCTTTACGCCGGCGTCTCCGCTCTTGACCGTCGTGGCTTGGATCTCGACTGCTCCGACGACTTCCACCGATTTGACTGCCGCCTTGCCCTTGCCCATGTGCTCTCCTTGAACGCCGGGGCCGCCTTGCGACGGCCCCGGCCGGTGATCAGAACTTCCAGACGTCGTAGAGCACGCCCTGGAATGCGGGGGCGTACCCGGCGAGAGCGCCGTAGGCGCGGTTCTCGAACTCGTACTTCGGGTTGGTCAGCGCGTAATCGAGGCGGGCGAGGTCCTTGCCCATGTGCATCTGCCACGCGTTGGCGATGTCGCTGTTGGGGATGTCGACGGCGTCCTTCAGTGCGAGGATCGCTCCGCCGGGGAGGTTGGGGTTCTCCTCCATGGTGATGACCTTGCCGCGCGAGCTCTTGTAGGACGTGAAGCGCGGCATGACCTCGGCGGACTGCGACGGGCTCACCGAGATGTTGAACTTGATCCGATCGTTGGCGACGGCGGCGAGCGCGTCGTCGATCGACTGGTGCTCCTGCCAGTTCATCACGAGCCGGTCGGGGTCTTCCTTGCACCGGTCGTAGATGTCGTTGAGCATCGCGTCGATCTCGGGGATGCCGCGACCGACGGCCGCGGACAGCGGAGCCGAGAGCTTGTTGACGTACGCGCCGGAGCCGGACGCGACGAGCTGACCGAGCATCCCGAGGAACGGACCGTTCGCCGAGGTGTCGGAGGTCGGGGGCGCCGCGCCGGTGGTGTTGATCGCGGTCATGACGATCCGCGACTGCGAGACGATCCCCTGGAGCCTGGCGTTGGCCGATCCGGAGGTCGTTCCCGCGTACACCGCGTACGCCGTGACTCCGGCCGCCCAGGTGAAGTTGATCGTGATCGTCGACGTGCCGCCGCCGGCCGCCGTGACGGTCGTGTTCGCGGCCGTGGGGAGCCCGACGCCGTCGAGGAGATTGAGCGTCGGGACGGTCGTGAAGTTATACCGGTTGCTCGAGATCGGGCGCGCGACGCGCGATGCGCCGAGCACGCCGGGCTGCGAGAGCGGGACCAGGTAGACGTAGACCGCGCCGTCGGCGATCGTTCCGCCGGTCGTGGCCGTCGTCAGGGTCGGGGTCGGGCCGGCGCCGAGCGCCACGGTCGCGGCGCCGAGCATCGCGGCTTCCTCGTCGCGGAGGAGCTGGAGCAGGCAGAGCGTCTCCGCGCGGGCGCGGAGGTCTTCGAGGTTCGCTCCGGCGACGTCGCCTGCCCAGGTGATGTCACCGAACTTTCCGTACTCGGCGTACGTCGCCTGACCGTCCCCGGTCGAGACGGTGAACCCGGCGGAGCGCACGCCGTCGGCGGACTTGAGCGTGCCGCCACGCGTGACACCGGTGATCGTCTTCCAGTTCGTGCCGCGCCCGGGCTTGACCACGCGCGCGACGGACTGGCGGAAGGGAGCGAGCAGCGGCACCAGCAGCTTCGCTGGTGCTTCGAGGTTGACCCCCGACAGCCCTGTCGGCATCGTGCCGACGGTTCCCGAGGCGTCGAAGGTGGCCTTGCTGAGTTTGAGGGCCTCGGCGGCCTTCTTGATTGTGTCGTTCGTGATCGCGGCGAGATCCATTTTCGGATCCACGGCCGCCCAGTTGCCTGATGCCCAGGGTTTAAGTCCGCAGCGCGACGAGTGGGCGCTCGTCGTTTTCGGTGGCGACCCTAGCTGCGGAACACGGTCCCTTCCGGATCAGCGCGTCGACTTTATGAACTCCACCGTCAGGTCCTTGCGCATCGTGGCGAGCTGCTCGGCGGAGGCCCCTTCGGACTTCGCCTTCGCGAGCTGATCCTCGATGATCTTGGTGACCTGCTCCGCCGCTGCGGCCTGAGTCGTCGGCGAGGATCCGATCGTCTTGCTGATCGGTGTCCCCACGGGCGCCGGGGCGTCCTCGAGCTTCTTCACCTTCTCCGCCAACGTCGCGACGTCCGCTGCCTTCGCGAGCGGCTCGACGGCCTTCGCCACGGTCTCACCGACCGTCTTGGCGACTCCGTCCTTCACCGCGTCGTAAAGCGCGTCGGGCTTCACGGCGTCTTGAACTTTTGCGATGGTCTCGGTGATCGGTGTCAGCGCCTTTCCGAGCGCCTCGCCGATCGTGGTGGTCAGTACCTTGGTCAGCTCTTCCGTCTTCATGTCGATCTCCTCGGCTTTCGCCAGGTCGCCGACGGCGGCCGCCGCGGCAAGGGTTGCGGGTTCGTCCGGCCCTTCGCCGGGTGCGCCTTCTGCTTCTTCGGCGGCCGCGCCCTCGGCCGTGATCTTCCCGTAAATCGCGTACCGGATGGCCGCGAGGATGTCGGAGAGCGTCCAGGTGTCCGGCTCGCCCGGCATGGAGAGCAGCTCGACGGCGAGCGACTTCAGGGATGCGATTGCGTCGTTCGCGTCGCCGATCGCGGCGACGGCGTCCTTCGCGAGTGCGGGCACCGCAGCGTCCAGCTTCTCGATCTGCTCTGGCGCGAGCGACGGCGTCGGCGTGCCGGCGAACTTCCGCAGCTCCTGGGCGCCGTCGGACTTGATCGCGGCGAACGTCGCGCCGTACATGCACGGGTTGTCGACGAGCGAGCCTTCGGCGAGCGACGCGGTGTAACGCACCTTTCCGGTGGGCTCGTCCTTCCATCTCTTGACGTATCCACCGCCGATGGAGAAGCCGGTGTAGACGCCGGCCTTCGTCTTCGCCCACTCCTGGTCGTCGACCACGTGCGCGCAGACCGGGACGCTCTTGGTCGCGTCGTCGCAGCCGACGGAGACGAACTTACCTGCCGCGAGGCCGGTGTGCATGGAGCGGAGATTCCCAGCGCTCGGCTCCTGGCCCGTGGACGCGGTCGCGGCCTTGAAACTCTCCGACCACGAGAGCACGTTGGCCTTGCTCGACGCGTAGTCAAAGATCTCCCCCGACTTGTCGACCGCCTCCTCGGCGAGCACGCCGTAGACGAGCCGCTTCTCCTCGTCGATCTTGGTGAGCGGGACGAAGATCTTCAGTGAGTTCATGGCGTTCTCCTAGAGCGCGAAGGAGTCGACCGCGATCAGCGGCCAATCGAGGATCTGGATGCCTGGACGGCTCGAGGTGGACACATCTCCGGCCTCTTGCCACACGAGCGCGACGAGGTTGCCGAGCGGGGCGATGTCTTGAATGGTGTTGCGGAGAAACATGATCGTCCCGAGGGCCGGATTGTCGTACGCTTGGGCTAGATCGCAGACAGCGAGTTCGTCGGACAGGACCATGCCGGTCTCGACGTCCTTCACCACGAGCGACCCGACCAGCGTCGGCGTTCCGTCGAGCACGGCCTCCTGGGAGATCCGGATCACGAAGCCTCCGGAGCGGACCCTTGCAGCGCAGCGCTTGTACGCGAGGACGTCGCCATTCGCTGTCGGGAAGAACGTCGCAAGGTCCCCTGCGCCCAAATCTCCTGGCGCAGAGAGCGAGATCGAGCCCGGTGGAAGGTTGACGCTTGGCTGCTGCATGTCAGTCTCCTACTTCGCCACGAACCATGCGGAAAGAGTGAACGACGGCGTCGTTCCCGAGACAATCCAACGCAGCCGGATCGAGTTGGTCGCGATCCCCTTGTAAAGGCCTATGTACTGGCCGGTTGCGCCGGTCGTGATGTTGTTGACGATGTCGCGGGAGACGGACGCGATCACCCCGGCGGAGGCGGCGTTCGCGCTGACGAGCGTCTCGGTGGCCGGATAGTCGTACCAGGTGGCTCCGCCGTCGCTCGACCCTTGGACCCAGAGATCGAGGAACGGCGACGTGCCGCTGATCGCGGTGACGTTCACGCTGACGACGACATTCGTCGCCGTCGAGAGTTTGAATGCCGCCGTGTTCCCGCTGGCCGTCAGCGCGCCGGACGCTTGCATCTCCTGTGGCTGCGCGGCGGCGAATGCTGGAGCGGCGACGATTAACAGGACGATCGCCAACACGGTGAATCGTTTTTGAATCATTCGGATTCTCCCTTGCTTGGCGAGGCAGGAACCGCGCCACGCACGCAGTTGTGCGTTATGATGCCACCCGCGACGTACCATCCCTGCGTCGTCTGGAGGTTGAACACATGCCCCGCGAACAGTTGGCGTTCGATCTTGACCACGCGAGACGGCTCTATGAGAGCGGCCAGAGTTGCCGGAAGATCGGCGCCACGCTCGGTGTCGGCGATGAGTTCGTGAGAGGCCGACTCCATGCGGCCGGAGTCACGATCAGGACTCGCGCTCAGGCCAACGCCATCGTCCAGCACCCCACACGAGACTACGATCTCCTGTACCGCGATTACCTCGCAGGAGAGGACACGGACAAGATCGGACACCGATGCGGGGTTGACGGCTCGACGATTCGAACCGCATTCGCTCGCTACGGATTCAAGCTGAGGACGACGAGCCAGGCGACACGTCTTTCGGCGTCCCGTTCCACTCCCGAAGAGCGGAGACGGCGAGTCGCCGCAGCCCACGCCGCCGTTCGTGGAAGGAAGCAGCCCATTCAGGAGAAGCGCCGCCGCGCGGCGACTATCGAGCGCCTCGGACTCAACAGATCCACAATCGAAGTCGACCTTCAGCGCATGCTCGAATCCAGGGGGCTGGACTGCGTCGGGACGAAGGCCGTTGGCCACTACAACGTGGACATCGCCACCGGCTCCGTCGCCGTGGAAGTATTCGGGGGCGGCTGGCATCGTGGCGGACTGCACTCCGCTCGATTCCAGAAGCGCACCCGCTACCTGCTCGATCGGGGCTGGCACGTGGTCGTGATCTGGATCAAGGGAGGAAGCGAGACGCTGAGGATCAAGGCAGCGGAATACATCGTCGCCTTCTGCGATCAGGCGCGCAGGCATCCATCCCTTCGTCGTCAGTACAGGGTGATTCGGGGTACAGGAAATGTCGTCGTTCGCGGCTGTGCGAATGACGATCACTTCCCCGTGGTAGGCGCGCGCGAACATCGCCGTGGCATTCGGTGCGACCACCATCTGCCGCCCCGGTAAGCAGTTCGGGTGTCCGATCGGGTTCTCCTGGAATTGGTCAACGGTCCAAACCTGGCCATTCGCTTGCGCGTCTTCCTCGATCACGCCGGGCTCGCCCGATGGGAGCGGCGCGCCGTCGTCGTGGCCGTGGGGCAGGCACCCGTCTCCGTCCACGATCTCGACCATTTCGACGCCGAGTTCTTTGTAGCCCTCGGCGGAGGCGTTGTTGTACGCGAGCCCTGTCTCGGTGCGCGCGATGGCCTCGGCGCGCCACGGCTCGAAGTCCGCACGCAGCGACGACGCGAGCTGCTGCGGTGACCAGCCTTCAGCGATTGCCTGCGTGACCTTGTCGTTGACCACGCCGCGCAGCTGCTCGGAGATCGCATAGCGCGCGTTCGGGTTGTCGATCAGAACGCCGTCGACCCACTTCATGCCGACCATCTCGGCGGCCTTCGCGCGGGCGTACGCCGTCGCGACCTCGGGCGCTGTCGTTAGGTCCACGCCGAACGTTTCGGCGAGGTCGCCGGTACCGGCCAGGGCGGCAGCGACCATCTGCTTCGTCACGGAGTCGAGTAGGTCGGTGAAGTCGTAGGTCGGAGCGGATTCCTTGGCGAGCTTCTCGGCCGGGAGCTGGGCCACCGCCCACGCGACAACGCCGTCGACCAGCTCCGCGAGCCGGGCCGCGATGATCGCCTTCAGCCGGTGCATAGGCGCGGCCTGACCGAGCGGCATCGCCGCCTCGCCCTTGCACAGGCCCGGCTCGAAGGCGAACGCGGCGCGGACGACGGCGACGGAGATCACGACGCCACCGCCAGAGCTTCCTCGATCCGCTTCCGCAGCGCCGGCGGAATCACGTCGGACTCGAACGCCTTCATCGGCTTCCCGGCCTTCGCGCGGTTGAGCGCCGCACGCCGCCACTTCGCGAGGTCCTCGCGGATCCGCTGGCCGTGGGCGTAGAGCGCCTTCTGAGCTGGCCCCGGAGGAGCGGTCTCGCTCGCATTTGGTTTTTCGATTGGGGGTGCGGCGGACGTTCCACCGGAGCCAGCATCCTCGAACGCCATGCGCGCAGCCTCCGCGGCCGCAGCGTCGTCCTTCAGCTTCTGTTCGATCTCGTCGAGGAATACGACCGTCGTCCCGTCGGTGCCGACGAGCATCGGACGGTCCGCCCACTCGCCCTCGTAGGGGTCCTCGCCGGCGGCCTTCCTCACCGCGTTCCACGGCAAGATCCCGGCCTTCGCGTAGACCACGTTGCGCTGGTAGACCGTCTCCGGGGTCTCCGCCTCGGCGGTCGGGACGCGCAGCATCACGCGCGCGAGGCCGAGCTCGTCGCGGAACGCGCGGTTGACCACGCGACAAACGAAGTTCGTCAGCGGCTTGACGCCGGCGGCGATCGCGGTGGACTGGAGCACCTCCGAAGGGTTGCGCCCGACCTGCTTCATGATCGGCAGCGCAGACACCGAGAACGCCCACGCGATCACGCGCGCGAGGAACTCGACGTATTCGTACTGCCACTGCTGGGTCTTGGTCGCGATGTACTGGCCGTCAGGGACGAACCGCAAGCCGCCCGAACGCCGATCGGTGCGGCCGGAGAGGATGTCGTCGAAGTCCTTCTGGAAGTCTTCGATCATCTGCCGCGTCCAGTTCTCGGGCACGGCGAACAGCGAATCCGGCAGGTTCCCGGTCGTGAAGTAGGAGAGCTCGTGCACCGAGTTCCGGATCGCTTGGTTCACGGTCATCATCACGCGCTCGACCTCGGACTGGCCGAACAGCGTTCTGGCCCTGCGGTTGCGCGGCAGGTACCAGAGCTCGTTGTCCGCGGCGCCCTGCTTGCGCGCGTAGAACTCCGTCTGCGCCTCCGGCTCGAACACGCGCGAGCCGATCTGATTGGTCTCCGCGCGCCCGAAAGCGATCTGCTGGTACGCCGGCGATGGCGGGAGCGGCGGCCGACCCCGATCGTCGACGAGCGGCTTGATCGTCGCGCCGTCGATGATCTCCAGTCCGACGAACGCCCCGCCCTTCGTGTGCCGCGGCAGGATCGAGAGCGCGTCGGTGACGATCGTTTCCTCGAGGAGCGTGTCCAGCCAGTCGTCCCACTCGACGCGGCCGAACGGGTCGGGCACGTCCATCCACCGTCGCGCTTTGTCTATGTCCGCGTCGACACCATCGATCTCCTCGAACTCCTGACGGGCGACGACCTCGAACGTCTGCCCCTTGACGGTGCCCTTCAGCGTCGAGATCACGATGCGGACCAGGTCGTAGTCCGCGAGCGCTCGGAGCGCCTCGAACGCTGTCAGGTTCATGCCCGGCTGCGTACGTGGCGTCTGGATCATGTTCTGGTAGGGCGAGGGGACGAACGCGCGCGGCGGCGCGTCAGGGAGCACCGGCTTCATCGGCTGGCCCGACGGGAACGGGTACGTCCCCTCGGGCGTGATCACGGACACCGGTCGCCCGCCGGCG